TAGCATCCTGGCTCATCACAACAATTCAGGACTTCTTTTAGTTCTTTGAAATGATATTCGCGCATATCTTCGCGACCCTTTTCGAATGCTCCTTTGAGCATATGTCTGGCATTCGGCAAAGCCTCAGCATCAAACTCATTACTGATGAATAGCCCATCACTACACAATGGCGCATAAGCATCAGGTCCAAAACCAAGACGATCATAAATCAGATGGCGATAAGAACCACCTTCTGCGCCATGAGCTGCAATGTGTTTGAACACCCAACGAGTAACTGCAAGCTTCATATCATAATCGCAGGTTTCTGCGAGATTGTCAAGTTCTTTTTCACGCTCTTCCATTAGCTCACCTATCTTTGCAAAAGCTTCCCACATATCATCTTTATCAGACATTTACCATATCCACTATTCTGCTTGTTTGTTCATCAACTATACGGACTCGCGCCTTATGACCGTTCATTCCTTGAGAAAAACGATTCGCTGCCGCGTATGCGCGAGGTATGTACACCTGTGGATCATTTTGTACGGAACCTTCCGTTGTACACCAATTGGTAATAACTGAACCGATAACATTTACTATCATATATTCAATGCGGACTGTCATATCAAAACTCCTTCCATATGTAGCTTGAGTTTTTGGTCTTGAACTTCACGGTCCAGAAACCTTCATCATTGACAGACTCCTCAGTGATTTCGGTAATCGGTGTTGTCTGCCAATAATCTTGTGCGGAGTATGTACGACCATACGGCGAGCCAACGCGAACACCATAACCAACCATAGGGTAGTCAGCATTCTTTACAGCCGTGCCGCTCTCAGCGTCAAGGATTTCACACATAGGCCCGGAGTCACCAGCACCATCTTTGTCACGTACCAACGAATATCTAGGCATTACTTGATTCCAAAATGATCTTTGATTGCTACCGACACAGGAAATGTCCTGCATTTATATTGCGATTCTTCGCCAAGTCTGATACACTCCTCAGCGACCAACTTGATAAGCTTCATAACATCATCGGAAATATCCACACCTTCGCGCCAGCGAGAAAGTATCTCATCTTCATCAACGCGAAAGCCAGCTTGAGTAATGATCTCGTGTAAACGCTCTTCGGTAATCAACGGTTCTCTCCTTGGGCCCCACGGTGAAAAATCTTTATACTCACCATCGTCTAGTTTATTATATCCGCCGAAAGGCATCACTTGCACTCCCGAACATGCTTGCAGTCTTTACGGAAGCCAAAACCAACACATGTGCAGCTCCAGTGCGAACCATCACAGGTAACAGTGTATGACGAGCCGGGCTTTGAACCCTTGACGATGAAGGTCTTGGATGTAGGCGTGACAGTAGCACCTTCAAATTCAGCACGATAGAATGTGGTCCTAGCCTTCTCTATCATGCGCACGGGAAACTTGGCATCACCCGTAGACAGGCAGAAAACATCAGGGCCAAAGCCTTTGAGATTAGGCACGATGGTGCCGGTGTATTCGTTCCACTCGCGCACAACGCCAGCACAATACATGGCTGCATTGCGAGGATCGCGAACCATAACAGTTACCACATCGCCAACTTTCATGCTTGATCTCCTATTGTGGAAACATCATATCACTTCTGGACGATGGTGTCAACCTTTTTGTATAGGCTACTCATCGTCTCATTGTTATGGATCGTCAGGTCAAAGGTCTCATTATTCCATGCATATTCGGACTCATGGATGCCAGCAGGATGCTTCTTGCCAAACCAGTCAGGCAATTTGCCACGCTGGATATGCCAGACTTGCCCGCCAAGCCGACGGATCATAGCTATCTCATTGGGAAAGCGGACATCGGCAATAACAATGTTCTCAGAGAAGTCCAACGACAGATGGTAGCTCAGCATCCGCTCAGTAGCCAACACCCAGATATCAGGATGCAATGTACCACGCATGACCTCAGTACCGACGTGCTGGAGTGCAAACCGAGGACTGAAATGAGGAATGCCAAGCCGATCGGCCCACCAGGGATCAACTATTTCACGCAAGCGACGGCTCTCAGGCGTATCACCTTCAAGCATATCACGATCCCATCCGAAGATGCAAGCGCAGGCATCCTTCAGCTTTTCAGCGAAGGAAGCACCAAGGAAGTAATGCTCTTCCATGAGATATTCAGCGACGGTACCCTTACCAGAACCAATGAGACCACAGAGACCAATCAACATATCATCATCCTTTAGCGGTTAGCCTTAGCCACCATTGCATCAGCCACTTGGTAGAACTCTTCGGCCATCTGCTTTGCACCGTGAGAGGTTTCCCACACGCCGAGCAAAACCGCAAATGCGGTGTCGGTCACATCCTGAGCGATCCGACCCACACGAATTTCTGGATTGTTTTCCTTGATCCGAAAGATTTCGGATTGGATCCAGTTCATAAAGCTAATCTTGATTTCGGCGTGGATAAGTTCGTTCATTAGGCCGTCTTTCCTAAATGTTCCCAGAATACCTTAGCTGCGGTTCGTCTGAAACCTGCATCGGTCTCGGTTATATATGCTTGGTACAGCGCCCAGATTGCCGTTGCAATTGAGTCCGTGGTCTCACCAGAAATTGCGATTGTTTTCTCGACGTAGTACCCACGATGTTCCAGTTCGTCAATGAGGTCCTGGTCATCAAATTCGTCGATACCCTCTTTAATTTCCTCGTCATCAATCCAAACTTCGACGGTCTTGTACGGCATGATTATTCCTCCTCAATCTCTTCTTGGGATTCAAGCCAGGAATCGTAATCAGCTTCTAGCTGCTCGGTCAGTTCCTCTGGAATGCCATCACGCCAGTCTTCCTGTTCGAAGTCATATTCGAAACACTCGTCGCCATCTTCATTGGACCACTGACCAATGAAAGCGAGGCCCGGCTCGTGGTAAGTAGCAGTGATCTGGAAACCAAGCTCCTTCATTGCTTCATAGAAAGCAATCGGAGGGCCCCAGGCTGTATCAAAGAAACCAAAGCCAGTATTATAATCGCCAGCCATATCATCAAAATTGAAATCACCACCATTCACGTCCCACTTGGTACCCCACTCCTCGCAGGCAGTACCGTAGTCCCACTCGCCGCTCGAAAGCGGAACGAAGGTCTGAAACAGATTGCCTTCGCCCATAGCCTTCTCAAACTTAGCCATTTGCTCGCCATCTTCATGGGAAACAGTGATGGTATTGCTGCACCAATTCGGCATGTTATTACTCCTTAACCGTTGAGAGGGACGACGCCCTGGGCTTCAAGTTCTTCCTTGGTAAACTTATGTAGCATCTCATACCGAAGCTGGCTGATTTGCTCATTCACGCCAGGAACTTCCACGACCTCACTGAGGGTCATAAGCTGTTCCACATAGTCGGAAACATCCCAAGCATCGCGCTGGCTAATATAAAGCTTGGTCATTTTTAAACTCCCATCAAGGTTGCTTCGGCTTCAATTTCCTCAAAGCTGGCATAGATACGGGCAAAATAGTCGGCTGCGGATTGCTTGGCATCCTCGTGGTCAGCCACATCCGACGTGAACATATCAACCTCGTTCAGGCCGGTCTTCCAGTTGGCGTCGGTGCAAAGGTCATACACGCTGAAGGTCTTGAAGCCATTCCAGACCACGACCCAATCTAGCGCGGGATCGGACGCGACTACAAAGCCATGCTTGAGTGCTTCGTGAAAGCCATAATGTGCCATTCGTTCTCTCCTTCTATTCTCTAATAATAGCTGGTTTGGATCGGATTGTCAAGCGTGGAGTTCGACCGTCACGGGCACAAAGTCCGTGGTACGGCGAGTACGGTACGACCAGGTGTGGCCGTCAAACAGGTAGAAAAACTCGCAATCGCTGTAATGAGCCACGAAAGCGTCGGCGTCCGTAAAGTCACGCGCAGGCGTAGTCTCGCCACGGTCGCGGGTGTAGAAGGTGGTCATGCCGCCGTAAAGCGACTCCCACTGCTGGTCAGTCAGGTCAGTGCCGAAGCGGGAGAACGGGTGAGCGATACCGATCGTGGCATCAAGGGACGAAACATCGCCGTGGTCGATAAGGTCGAGAACGGTCTCAAGGTCCGAATAGCTCTCAACAAGGGTGCGACCCACGCCCTCGAGGTAGCCATCCCAATGGCAATAAATGCCAGTCACGGTGCCGTCAAATTCCTGGAAGCCGATAGCGGAACGAGTAGCCATTTTCATTTACCTCAGTTGGAAGATTGGTTCTGGAAGGATTCGCAAACGCGGACTAGGTATTTACCGGCGTTGTCGAGAAGCAAGGCTTGCGTCAGAATTCCGTAAGCGCCAATACCAGCACCGGTACGACGGTTGATTTCCTCGCAAACACAAAGCAAGGTATAGCCATCAACGGTCGGATACTTTTCAAGGAATTCTGCCACACTTGGTCGGATAGCCACTTTGGACATTGCTGTGCTCCTGTATTAGGCGTAGGCGGCGAAGCGAACACCACCGACGGTCATCTCAATAAGGTACCGATCATACTCAACCACCGGGTCGGTGTCGTGGTAATGACGGATGAAAATCTCAGCCTCGAGATAGGTGGGGAAAGACGCGACGGCCTCGGGAAGCTCGTCCGAGCCGTAGAAAGAGCCGTAAACGGTGAAGGCGCGGGGAAAAGCAGTCATTGTCAAGTTCCTGTATTAGCGAAGGGAGACGTAGGGAATCTGGTAATCGTCGGTCTGGGTGGTGGTTGTGTCGGTGTTCACTTGCCGAACTCCTCGATCATACGCTTGGCAACGTAGGCCGAACCCATTCGGACGCCGACACAAAACGACACGAACGCGACAATGAGGAGAACGGCGGTGAAGGTTGCATATTCCATATTGTCAAGCTCCTGTTAGCGGTTGTCGAGGACGGCGACGATGGCGAAAGCCACCAGCATGACCGTAGCCAGTGCGATGAAGGGGGAGAAGATTAGGGCGGTATCTGCTATTGTCATGCTCAAGGTCTCTCTTGTCTCTCAACTCATCTTATATTCTAATAATACCAGAGATCCACCCCATTGTCAATGGTACCCTCCTATAAAAAACTCTAGCAAAATCAACAACTTAGCAAAGGGATGCCACTAAGTCATTGAAATCACTAGAAAAAATAATTTCAGAAAAACGAATTATTTTTGTAATAAATTATGCAACAGTTTCTGGTTCTTCATAGGCGTAGGCTATCTTCAACCCAAGCTGGTCGAGAAGATGATCCTGAACCGTCAGGCGGATTTCGGCGTCGCTCACCGCTTGGCCTGCAAATAGGTTGTTATTGGTAAACCATGCATAATGGAGACCATTCTCCTTGATAATCTTCACGGGAACGAAAGGCTTATCATCATCTGAAAAGTCCATGATATCGTCCGCAGATACCGTACCTAGCGAAACGACATCATCATCCTTATCCAGGAACTTGCGGCAGAACCATCGTGCTGCAAAGTAGCCGAAGGCTGATGAACTAAACCAGATGAAGATAGAAAGAGCGAGATCAAGGGCCGCAGGCATATTCATTATTGAGCATCCACAAGTTGGGTTGTAAACTGCTGAAGGTTTTCGTAGGTATTGATAAACACGTTAGGACCTTCAATAGGCGTTACGATAGCATCCGAGGGGAAGATGAAAATGAAATCAATCTCGGGATGCTGATTGACGAGCCACTGAAGGTAGCGAACACGCCCAGGGTTATCGTTCGCGCTTGCGCGTGTCTCGGGTCCGTAGTTGTCTGTACCATGAAAAAGATTGGACACAGACGCAGCGGGATCCTTGATGAGGAAATCATACCCGAGGCAGATCAGCTGGTCAAAGTCCAACTTGATAGCCTCGCGCATTGCGTTCATGCCAGCATTGCTACGCGGACGGCCCTGATTGCATGAAGCGGGTTCCCACCGCTCATCAATCGGAGGAAAGATCACGCGCTTGGACGGAAAGTCCGAAGCTTCAATCTCGCGCATGATACCTTCATCAATAGCCACCAGATAATCGGGCAACTCATAGTCAGGATAATACTGCCGATAAAGAGCATTGCAACCAAACACGGTACCGAAAGGCTTCAAGCGAAGCAAATCAAAACCAGTGCGCGACATACCGTTACCAATAACAAATGCTGTGTTCATTTTACCTTACCAGTTAGTGGTTAGATTAGGAAACGCTTCCTTGACCGCATCGACCTTGACCTTCAATTGCTTGTTCTTCATACGCAAAAGAAGCTTGGCATCGCGCGGATCAATTGTCTCGAGGATCTGAATGAAAAGAACCTCACGACGAACCTGATTGACATTCAAACCTTCAGGCGATGCAATGAAATATTCAAGCTTGTTGATCTCATTATAGAAGCGCCCTTCCTGATCAGTAGACTCCTCAAGAGCCTTGTATGGAGGATCGGTTTCAGGAAGCAACCACTTCACACCAGGGTCCATACCATAACCAAGTACGATCTTGAGTTCCTTGCAACTGTACTTTCTCAAAAACTCGACCTGTTTAGCCTTCGTCTTTTGAAGTTCAATCTTTGCGATAATACCTGCCAATGGCGGTCGCTTATTCATCCACGGATCCTCCTGTATAGTCAACTCGATAAATGAACTTTCGCTTTTGATCGTCGGTCCAAGTTTCGAGGTAACCGTTTCTTTCGTTGAAAATTTTGAGATACTGTTCATCAGTAATCTCTTGATGGGAGAAAATAGTTTCACCTAACCACTCCTGACTCATTTCTTCTGTGGCTTCACCTAGTGTGAGCGCATCCAAGGCATGCTGTGGATCGTCTTCGACTTCCATAACATACGTCATGCGGTACTGCGAGATTGCTTCTACCAACACCAACTTCTTAACCATTAGATATCACCTTCCTTACGATTTTCAGAATAGAAGGCATCGAATGTGCCACCAGGATATCTAGCCTGAAGCTTCTCCACATTCAATGCAATTACCTTATTCGGATCAATCTGCAACGCATTACACGCATTGACCCAATACCAAATTACGTCACCGAGTTCGCACATTAGGTGGTAACGAGTTTCTTCGGTGTATGGCTTGCCCTGAAACAAAACCTTCTTGAGGATTTCTTGGGCCTCGCCAGCTTCACTGGTCAAGCCAATCATCGCAGTCAGAAGCAATGGCACATTAATGACTGTATCCTTATCATAGTGTATTTCACGCACTCTGTCAAGAAAATCCGCAGCTACACGACTTTCCTTACTTGTCACAGCCATAACAAATTCGGCATACTTTGCCATATCAATGCAGGGCCAGTCTTGAAATGCTTTCATTCTTAAAGTTCTCCAGTTGGTATTTCAATCTTTATATATGAATTTTCATCGTCTCGATTGATTGTGGGAATAGATACCCACTCAGATGACCCCTGACGCTTGTATTGAATTTCGTGACGCACCACTTCCCAAGTTCTAGCTTTTATAGCTGGCGCAGAATTAACCCAACCATAAAAATTGACTGCACGGATATCAATGATGGAATTATCCAGCTTTGTTTTTAACTGCCGGATTTCTTTTTCCATCGCTGTGATATCGCGCTCTAACCGATCCGTCATCAAAATTCTCCAATAGATTCCGTTAGTGTACGCAAGCGGTTCTGAATGAAGTAGTTGAGGATCTTACTGCGCGGCTGCCGCTCGTATGAACGATAAGCCTCAACGCATTGCGTCTGCAATTCCTGAGGCACCTCATCAAGGTCGACCAGCTTCTTATTGCGATAATAGTTTCGCAGCATTTCACCAGTGCAATATGCTTCGGGCTGGAGCGTAGTCCACTCCTCAAGCTTCTTCTTGGGCAATGGCTTCTGTCTACCACCAGACACGAAGGTGTCATCGACGGACAGGAAGTTTGGCACACCATCGCCACTATCGCCTTGCAGAATGTGGTACTGCTTGAACCGCTCAGGGTTATCAATAGCAATATGCTTTCGCATGATGGGCGAGTATTGCTGGACGTTGGCATACTTCTGGAGCTGAGCGAAGTCCTTATCACTGGAAAGAATGAGGATCTTTTCAGCGGTAGGCAAGTTCATCGTCTCACCATATGCATGACACAGAGAAGCGATAACATCATCGGCCTCTGCGCGATCAAAGATCAGCACAGGATATGGCATGTTGTCGCGAATCTCGTCACGGATTCTGTGGAGGGATTCAAAGATGGTAGCCCAATCATGCCCAGAACTGTCACGGTTCTTCTTCCGATTGGCCTTGTAGTGAGGGAATACCTGCCGACGCCAATATGACGGACCATCGCAACAAACGACAATCTCGCCATACTCAGGAAACTTTTGCTTGTACATACGCAAGCTTGAAAGAACCATATGGCGGACCATTGATTCATCAAGCTTCTGGTCATTGTTGGACAATTGAACCATCAGATTGGATATCATAACTTGGCTAAAGTCAACGAGAATCATTACCACGGTTCCTTATTTCATTCTGTATAGTACACGGATTATTCGTCGTCGTCAAGCTCTTCATCAAGCTTATTCAAACCTTCTATGAAGTCATTGATAAAGATGAGGAAAGGATGGCTAACACCCATGGACTGCAAGAGAGTAGCACGAAGGGATTCCATCGTGAACGTATAGCTATCGTCAAACTCTGGCGTGGTTATATCGAAGCCTTTGGTCGACAAGAGGTACATAAGCTTTTTGCCAACATCATGTACCGCTTGGTCTACAAAGTCATGCTTGAACTTAATCCGTTCCTCATCGTTGTCGTCTATCACGATCACATGTGCGCGAGGATTATTTTTCGGAAACTTTACGATATTATTTGATTGCACGAAGAAGGACTGTGTATTCGTTGATTCGTCCATTTGGTTCACTGGCCTTGGTTGTGATAGCTTCAAACGACCTGATGGCAGCTTTGGATGTAGATCCAGTGATACCAGGCAACACCTGATCTGGCTTACGAAGTTTCTTTTGCGAGGACAACTTATCATTTACATTTTGAAGAGTTGTTCCCTTTACAGACAAACCTGTATCAGAAACGTAGTGCGCGAGAACATTATATTTAGTGTTAAATGTCCACAACTCTTTAGCGCCGACGATCTTGGTAGGGTCAATGCTGACGATTTTCAGGTCAACGTCTTCCTTCTGGCACTTGAGGCTTTTGACGATAACGGTATCGCTCTTAGGTTTGATCTTGCGTGGCTTGCGTACAACAGCCTTGCGATTATTACCCACATAAGACTTGCAATCATTAATGATTCCTTCAAATAGAGCAATGCGCTCCTTGATTTGTTTCTTGGTCATATGACGATAAGCATACTTGAAATCGGTGTCTTTTGTTGCGTATGCTTCCTTCATTTCATCAACCCACGGCTGGTAATAGTTAGCAATATCTGTAACCATCGCCGGCTTTGGTGCTTTGTTTTTCAGGAGTTCGTAAAATTTGGTGAGCTGTTCATCATTAGCATCTACCATAGACTCAACATCAGCCAGCAGATTGTTTGTCACCGTGCTTTTGGACATAGCGGACGGCGGCCTTTCAGCCTCAGCGATAGCAATACCACGCTTCACAATTTCGGTAATGTCATTGAATAGGATTATCCGACGCTCTTTGGGAGCATCGTAACCCATCGTAATCATACGCGCCATCTTCCATATGCTAGGGAGAATGTGATGGTCATCAACCTTATTCATCATCTGCAAAGCAGCTTTGGACATACCTTCAGCAACCATAAACTCCTCGAGGAACTCACGGTTCATCTTGGAGTTTGAAAAATAGTTGTACCAATTATATGCGCCAGCAATCTTTGATGAAAGAGCTGACTCACCAAGGAACTGTTGATCCTCCCAAGTCGGCTCTTCACCAAGATACTTCTGATCTAGCCCGCGCGGTGTGATCCGCTTGACCTTCTTCTTGGGTGCCATCTGTAGCAGACTCTTAGCCATGTATTGATCCTTTCATATTAGAGAACATCATATCACACAGCTTAGGTATTGTCAACCTTTAAGTCCGCCAAGGAAGCCAACCCACTGCTGAATGCGATAGTCCCAATTGTAGAAATTGTTGGTGTACATTTTCTGGAAGTTCAACTTGTTTTGATTATTCTGATCCCAGAAATTCTTGATAGCTAACATTAGAAGTCCGGCAAATCTGTTCGCATGGACGTTGGCATCTTCTGACCAACCGTACATCGTAGCGAAGTTGGCAGTTGTCTCAGGCAATGCAGCGAAATTAGGACACACAACATCACAGCCAGCACTCATGGCTTCAATAACAGAAATGCCAGATGTTTCGGGCCAGATGTTTGGGTATGCGTAAATGTGTGCTTTCTTCAAAGCTTCACGAACAACCACATTAGGTTGAAATCCATGATATGTCACATTAGGATTGGCTCTGAGCTTATCGAAAAGAGGCAGATACGGATCGTCTCGATGTTCCCAACCATAGATTGCAAACGACGAATAAACATCGAGATGGTAATCAATTCCTCGATCTGTCATAAAATCAACGACAGGTGCAAGGAGTTCTAGCCCACGATGTGGCGTGGTGTGATAGATAAGATTGATTGTACCTTCTGGCTTTACATGATCCTCGATAGGAACGATTGCGTTCTGCAATACGATACCCTTATCATAAGGAACCTGCAGCGCCATGTTATAAGTTTCTTGCTGGTAGTTCGAAACAAAGATCAGCTTTTCGAACCGTTCGAGACTAGACTTTTCTTTTAGATGCTGCGATTCAGGATCGTCCCAGGTATCATGCAACCAAAGAAGATTTCGCTTCGAGGAATCTACCTCGCGCACACGCGAACAAATGATATTGAATGGTTCTTTTAGTTCAGCTGGCAACCGGTCCATAAGACCCTTGTACATCTGCTCGGTGCCGCCCTGCGAACCGATATGCCCATACGTGCCATTTTGTGCAGGATCAATTGTCATCGGCTTTGCAGTATCGCGTAAGCCAGTAATTTTAAGTTTCATTCCATTGTCTCCACTTTAATAACCGAATTAATTCGAAATGAGCGCCAGCTTCGCGCTTGAAGATCCATCACTGCGAGAACATTTGGATTATCCTTCGTTGTTACTTCCGCATCTTCCATGATAGGAGGAAGATATTGATCCAACAATGAACATACCATAATACGCTCTGTCCCATCAGACTTGGTAAACGTCACACGGATAACACCGTCACGCGCCATCTCGAAAATTTCTTGCTTCGTCCACATATTATATAGCTCCTAGATTTTACGACCGAGAGTTTTGGTATCTGCGCCATCAGTGATATACTGGTAAGCGCCTTTGGAATACGCGGGTGCAGTACGCGCAGCCTTGTTTTGGATTTCTTTGATTGTCTCTTTGGTCTCTTCAAGCCCACGCTTCCACTTGTGGTCATTGAGCTTGTCGCGCTTGGCTGCAATGCCGCCAGGAATAGCATCTGTCAAAGGTGCCACATTGCGCTCATTCTGCCACTGGTCTGCTTTGGCTTTGACTGGCGCACGATCACGTTTGACGTAGCCCACACGCGCCAGAAGTTCTGCAGTTTTACGAGCAGACTCCTCGGATGCGCGTGTGGGCAACGAAGCCTTGCGTTTGCGAAAATTGGTGGTGGTGTAGTAGATTGGAAGGATAGCCATGACGAACTCCGATTTGAATTCATCATAACACAATCATTCCTCATTGTCAAATGGAGAATTCAATCGAATTGAGCCATGAATAGCATCACGGATCGAATCCACTGCGGCTTCGCCACGCCCATGAAAGCCAAACACATTCGAGATAATCAGGGTATCTTTTGGCACAACCATTGGCACAACGCCAAGTCCCATGGCTTCCATCTCGATTGGCAAAACTCTCAGCGATCCTTCTGCGTGCCCATAGGTACGCTCTGGCTCTATCGTCTTATCATAATATCGCATGTATGCGCTTTGCATCCATGTCAACCTAGCTTCACTCATTATATGCGATTGTGGCGAGATTGTAAAGGGTCCATTTTCAAGTTTGACCTCTTTAGGAAAATACCAGAACTTCATTGCATCATAGTAGGTATCGAAGTGCATGATTTTCTGAACATCGCCGTCGTTTGGTTTATTGTGAACGCGCTGAACAAACGTGTTATCTAGGAACTGCCTCGATGCATCCTTGTGCGTCTTGGACATCATCAAGCAATCAAACACGCAATCCCGAAGCTTGCTATCGAAAAGAAAACTACGCAGAGCAGGATTATCAGTCATTGTGCTAATGACATTCGAACCATTCTTATTGACGCTGATCGGTAACTGTTTCATTTCTCTAATCAGATCCGTATTATCGGTACCGAGAAAATCATTGATGACCACAAGCCCATCGTCAATGTAAGTTTGCACCATTGCTGATTTGTTAGCGGTCTTGCGCTGCCGAAGCTTGAGGACTTCATTAGCAAATACAGACCGCGCAACATGAATGCCTCTGCGAGCATCGAGGATGCTATATGGCAATTCATGTAGGTTCTTGGTACGACTAAACAGAATCGGATCAGGTTCCTGTCGCATGATGATTGTTGCGACATTATGCAATGCATTCCTGATCTGATTGGTCTTTGTTGCGTGAATTGCCATTCCATAAAATTCACACAATCTCGACATATCATCGACCGAGAAGGTATTCAGTGAACGAAGAAATGGATAGAATGCAGACATTACATGCTCCGATAATCTGTAATCATTTGCGATATGCCTGTCTCTAGGCTAATCTTTTGTTTCCAATCAATGCTATCTAGTAGCGAGGTATCAAGGAGTTTTCGCATCATACCATTAGGCTTTGTTGTATCAAAAACGATATTACCATCCCAACGCGCAATATCTATGATAAGACGAGCGAGATCATGAATTGAGATATCTTCTCCTGAACCAATATTTATATATGGACCATCGAGTTGTGTTGCAGCCACGATAGCATCCGCACAATCGTCAACATGTAAGAACTCACGGCGCGCAGTACCATCACCCCATACTGTAATAGATGATTTACCATTCTTTTGAGCATCGCACACCTTGCGAACCAATGATGCTAGAACATGTCCGCTCTCCGAGAAGTTATCCTTGGGTCCATATAGATTGCAAGGAATCATCGACACATAACCAGCATATCTAGCAGCTTCCATACCAACAAGTTTAGCCATAGCATAACCACCGTTTGTTGGTTCTACAGGACCAGTTAGAATGTGCTTCTCTTTCATCGGCTGTTCACACGCATTTGGATAAACGCATGATGATGAAATATAATAGACCTTTTCAACGCCGCATGTCCTAGCCATGTCGATGACGTTAAGTGCCATCCTTGCGTTATCCATCAGAAAATAATATTGGTTATTCATGTTGTCCATGATACCACCTACAAGCCCAGCACAATGGTAGATCACATCAAAATCAAAATCGAAGATTTCATGGACTTGTCTCTGATTGAGTAGATCACAATCCTTACTTGATATTCCAATAGATCCAGGTAGTCGGCGCATCATGGCTGAACCGAGCATACCTGTTGCGCCGAGAATGAGGGCTGTCATCCGATTAGTTTCCTTGTTGCTATAATCTTTTTCTTCAATGGGCGCCAATCATTACCGAAGAAGAACCCATTCTTATCCAACAGTTGTGCATTCGTTAGCGGTCCAACGACGCGATGCTTCATGTACGCGAGAACGGGTTGATTGACAAAATTACCAGCAACGATTGGTCGAACTTCAATCTTTGCCCTTTTGAAGTCGGTGAGAAGAGCTTCCCGCGTAACTGTTCTATCTTCCTTGAGAACGACACCGAAGCCAAACCAACTCGACTTCATTCTTCGATTCTCAGTCTGAATATGAAAGTCATCACCGAAAAGCTTAGTGAACGTCTCAGCATTCTTTCTGCGAGCGTCAATCATTCGATCCATCTTAGTGAGCTGGACAGATCCAATAGCACCACTCATTTCTAATGGGCGAACGCAATAGCCGGGAAGCACAAAGTGGAAACTCTCATTGAATGGGTCAACAGAACCCTTAGCGTAAAGATGATCGGTACGAACATCACGCACCCATCCGTGTGCGCGAATGGATCGCATGTAATCTGCCAGTTCATCATCATCTGTCACAATCATACCACCTTCCATTGTCTGAAGATGGTGTGAGAAAAAGAAAGAGAAGGTACCGAACTCACCGAATGTGCCAGCTTGCTTTACATCATACAATGCACCAAGGCTTTCGCAATTATCTTCCATGAGATAAATGTCATTAGCATCACACAGTTGCCGAAGCTCTGTCAACTGGCATGGTAGCCCGAGAAGATTGACAGCGAACACCGCACAAGTCTTTTTGGTAATCGCACCTCTCACAGTTTCTAATGTGAGATTGAATGAGTTGATACCAACATCAACAAACACAGGCACAAGTCCGAGTTGCGTAATAGGGAAATAAGTGGTCGACCAACTAACCGCCGGCACAATCACTTCACTACCAGCTGGAATCTCTTTTAGATAAACAAGCGCAGCAAGGCCAACGAGATTAGCTGAACTACCACTGTTTGTCATAACAGCATTACGAACTTCCATCTTCTTCGCAAATTCATTTTCAAACTTTGCGACCTCTGGTCCCATCGTATATCGCCCGCTTCGCATCACGCGCAGAATGGCAAACTTTTCTCTCCAGTTCCATGTATCAGTTGCTAGTGGGTAATTCATTTCAAATCCTCCAGATCACTTTGGACCATTTCGTGTATAAGCTCGGTAAAGGTAACCTCTGGTTTCCAACCTAGAATTGCATTTGCTAGTGCTGCATCACCACGCAAGGAATCAACCTCGTTCGGGCGATAATACTTACTATCAATCCGAACGCGAGCGATTCCATTATCATCATAACCAACTTCTTTAATTCCTTTGCCTTCCCAACGAATGGTCATATTCACATACGCGAACGCACATTCGATCATATGCCTAACGGTATATGCTTTGCCTGTAGCAATGACAAAATCTGCTGGGACTGACCGCTGAAGCATCATCCACATTGCAAGCACATAATCCTTAGCGTGCCCCCAATCGCGCTCAGCATCAAGATTGCCAATCAAAATATGATCCTGCAATCCCTTTGAAATACGAGCTACAGCCTTCGTGACCTTGCGCGTGACGAAGGTCTCACCACGTCTCGGGCTTTCGTGATTGAATAGAATACCATTCGCAACATACATGCCATAAGAATCACGATAGTTTCTACCGATCCAATATGAATACAGCTTCGCGCTACCGTACGGGCTGCACGGATGGAATGGTGTGTCTTCATTTTGTGGAGAAGGAGATGAACCAAACATCTCAGAGGTACATGCTTGGTAAATGCGGGTGTCCAAATCTAGTGATCGAACTGCCTCGAGAATTTTAAGCATACCGACACCATCAGCTTGAATGGTATATTCGGGAGTTTCAAAGCTTACCTTCACATGCGACTGTGCAGCCAGATTGTAGATTTCATCTGGCTGGATTGTGCTGATTAGATTGAGAAGATTAGAGCCGTCTGTCATATCTCCATAGTGCAGATGTATCTTATCAAAGAGGTGGTCAATTCGCCCGGTATTGAACGACGACGACCTACGAATGATTCCATGGACTCGATAGCCCTTCTCAAGAAGAAGTTCCGCGAGATAAGATCCATCTTGTCCGGTTATGCCAGTAATCAGTGCTGTTTTCATATTCACATCCATTCAACATTGCCAAACAACTCAACCAATTGTCTAATCTTACACCAATCGTCCTGTAAAATCAAGCTCGGATCGTCGCATTTCTCTTGTGAGAAGAAAAATAATTTCTGATCTGGATTCAACGCAGCTGCCAATAATGTGAAGGTAGAATAAGCGCCATATACAGTTTTGGCATTTAGAATACGCTTCCAGTCCGCCAATGCATCCGATACAGGTTGAAGCTTGTATCGCTGAATGACGGACTCATCTTCGCTTATGATGATTGGCTGGTAGTTCTCATATGGATAATGAGAAGCCAACGATAACGAATCAATCAAGGTGTCAAACTTTTCGATAGCAACCAATGGTCTATCTGTTTGCCTAATATGAACAATCGTTTCGTTGGTTTGATTTTTGATGGTAGGCTTTAACCAAACTTTGGTCTTCACTTCATCCCAATGCTTTAGAAGCAAAGAGAATTGTGGCTCTTTGAATGGCAGAGTTTTGTTGGTACCATTGATGGAAGATATGTTTGGTCGAGATTCAAATTCGAGAAGATCGTCAATGTAGATCCTATCCAGGTCGTGGTCATTGCGTGGATAGTTTCCTGTGTTGAACTTGATATCAGATACGGTTGTGGTACGTTCGATAGCAAGCGCATAGGCTGCATACACGGATAAAATCTGCGTACCTAATCCACCTCGAATATGAAACTCTGCCATTATATCTCCATCATCAATTTAGCAAATGCGATACATCATCATCAAAATTAACATTAAATGAAATTCGAGGCTCTATTATGTCTGGGTTACAAAATACGCCATGTGGGTATCCTGCATTAAATAGATATGCATTATTTAATTCGAATTCGCCAGCAATTTTAAATTCTCGATAAAGCCCTTTATACAAATTATCGTATTGATATTTTTGTCGATCTTCTAACCAAACTTTTTTGAAAAAACGAGGAGGAACATCTACGAATCTGGTAATAGACCCTTCGCAATTCCTAACTGGTAACAAGAGATTAACTCTCGTTGGTGTTGGATCTATATGATACGGATCAAGTCCTGGATGCCATGCTGGTTTTGGTTTGATTTGCAAGATCATATATCGAATAGGTTTAGCTCCTACCCAATCACACAATTTTTTTAGTTCCGGAACTTCCTGATTTACAAGATCAAAGTCTGGCACTATTGAATATATGAGTGTTTTGCGAATAGGGTTCTGCAAAATATCAGTATGTTGTTCGACAAATAAATTTAATTTTTGCGATATCGTCTTGATCTTATCGACGGGATAATTTAAATTTTTATAAGGAATTTCACTAGGTCTTCTATAAACTTCATCGTCCGACATATGATGTTCCTTCAATGATAAGTGGTAGACGGAGCCGGGTATGATCCGACATCTGGGCCGTTATGAGCGACCGGCATTTTCCATTTATGCTATCCGTCCAGCGCAATCTGTTAGGACAGTTCAACCCATCCAGTTAGTATATATTTGGTATTGCTGAGTGGTGGGTTACCACGATGCGTGTGAGTATATCCTGCTGGCCATAGAATGAGCTTACCAGCCTCAGCCTTATATCGTTTCGAGTAATAGAGGAACTCGGTCTCACCACCATCAGGAATATTGTTCAGGTAAAGAATGAATGTCATTAATCTACGCATTGCATTTGGGTCACCATCTTCGCAGTGCCAAACATGATAGCCTTCGCTCTTATGCGTCTTCTGAATTTTCAAGAGGCGAACGGTGTGTTGACTTATATCTGTCAACACACCATATTTCTGGCGATAAATCGGATACGCTTGATCCCAAAACTTTTTCACAAAATAGTGAAACGGTTCTAGGTCAGAGATATTCAATTCATTTGTGGCTAAAAGCGAAGTGACAAACATCTGGTCATCAGCTTTTCTAATCGACGGTTCACCAGAGGCTTGGCGATTAATTGTGAGCCCCATTGATTCATACCGATGATAACAATCAATGTATCCCATACATTCTTCAGGTGTCAGGAAGTTATTATATTCCAAAACAAAATCATCAATTGTAACACTCATGTGGCAAGAATCTCCTTCAATCTATCGGCTGCGTATGATGCAGCAAATGCTTCTGGCTTTACCTTTGGTGTGAACCCACAAAGCCCACGAATGTATCCAGTCGCTTGCTGAATAACGCAGCTTGATCCATGCATTTCATCGGGATTGATATCGAGGTGGACTTCCACATGCCTGTCGCCGATTGCTTCATACAGTTCTAGGTACATGTTCGCTGCACGATAGACTTCATTCATCAAACGGAATGATGGCCGATCATGGCGCTTATCGTAATCAAACTCCGATGTCACATCACCGAATACCTTACAGCCCTTGTTGCCATCATAGTGAACAACAACCGCTACCGTGTAGTCGGCAATCCACTTACCGTCTTTGCGACAGTAGCGTTTCGAATCTGCACCGATATAGATTTTTGTAGTTGCTGAGGTGTTGCTGATAAATTCACGGACTTCATTAATGTTCATTGGTTTTCTCATGCTGGTATTTAGTTGGTGCCCATGGTCGGACTCGAACCGACACTGTGGAGATTTTAAGTCCCCTGACTCTGCCATTGGCCTACATGGGCATTACTCACTATATAGAATAGGATTATACACTCGGAGATTATTTATGTCAAGCGATGATTTTTTTTGCCCCGCTCCCTGGACAGGATTGTACTACCATGAAAATACTGCGTCGCCGTGTCATGTAAGTTTGGAAAAACAAACAATGTCACCGATTGATTATTTGCAAAGCGATTGGCTTGCAAACATCAAAAGCGAATTGAAAGAAGGAAAAGTTCCGAAGAACTGCGAAGTCTGTTGGAAAAAAGAACAGCGTGGGCTTAAAAGTTCAAGACAAAGTGAAATTAGAATGATGGGTGTTGGGAACTATGGTTATGGACTAGGAGAAGATAGACAATCATCAGATTTTAACGCAGAAGATCCTACAGAAATCGTTCGTATCGAATTGCGAGCGAGCAATCTTTGCAATTTTAAATGCAGAATGTGTAATGCAGATTCAAGTTCTGAATGGCAAAAAGAAGTAGAAGAATACCCAGTCCTTTTAAACTACACACAATTTAAATTCAGAGATTTCACAAACACGTCCGAAAGCAATTTCGACGAACTAAAAAAGCTGTCATTAGATAATGTCAAAACTGTATGTTTTACAGGTGGAGAACCATTGCTGATAAAGCAGTACTATGATTTTATGGATCACATGATTGAAAATGGATATCATAAAAAAGTGGTATTGGAAATGTTTACCAATTGCAGTGTGTGGAATCCACTTTTCATAGATAGGTTAATGCAATTTGAAAAAGCTAGAATCGTAATGAGCATCGACGGTGTTGGGAAAGCTGCTGAGTACAATAGAAAAGGTACGAAATGGGATGTGGTTGAAGAAAACTTCATAAAATTTTCAAAGCTTCCATTATGGAATTTGCATTATAATATTGCTATCAGCCCGTATAATCTTTTAGACTTTGCAAATCTAGCTGAGTTTTTGATGAAGATTTATGATATCAACCCAATCTTGCAGACAAGATGCTATTCGGTAACTCTACCGTATGCTCTTCACTGGGTACACCTAAACAATGATCTTCGCGCAAGAGTTATGAATGAGATTGATAAGTCGATAGAAATTCTACACCCGTCAAATTTTGATGTTCTCAAGAAGGAGCTTCTTGCTATCAAGGCTCATATGCTTGAAACGAAACCTGAAAGAGAAGACCTTTTCATCTCATTCACGAAGACACTTGACACCATTCGAAATGAAAAATTCGAAGACGTTTATGGTTACAAGCTATATTGATTGGAGCGGGCAATCGGGGTCGAACCGACGACATCTTCGTTGGCAACGAAGTGCTCTACCACTGAGCTATACCCGCTTAACTTAATGAAGCTTTCTATGTGAAATGTAATAGTGATACGCTTCACCAACACGCTTCATGTAAACATACATCCAACCACAAAGCATATAAACAAAATCACCATGTACTGTTTGCATCTGAAATCTCTCTTAAAATCTCTCTGTTGATTTCTTTTTGTATTTCATCTCGCAAAGCTTTTGCCAATTCAATTTTAAGCTTTTCAAAATACTTTGACTTACGTTTCTTCCACGATGGTCGCCGTCTTGCTTTATGAGCCATAACATAATCCTATATTTGGAGGAGCCACCCAGATTCGAACTGGGACCTCAAGGATTTGCAGTCCCGCGCATTGCCGTTTTGCTATGGCTCCATATTGGCTGGGAATCAAGGACTCGAACCTCGAATAAGGGAGTCAGAATCCCCCGTTATACCAATTTAACTAATTCCCATCATATTTTAGAAGTTGATTTTCAATCCAATCATACCAACTGCGCCGGTGTAATTAGAACCTTTATCAGCTCCTGCTGTTAGTTCTATATATGCGTCCTTTACGATTTCAATCTTCGCGCTTGCGCGTATCTGCGCGACAGTACCAAAATCTCTGGAACGTGTCACTCTTGTTTCAATACCGAAAACATCATCAATGTCATATCTGATACCAACATATGGTCTTGCTTCGAATGAAGAACCAACACCAGGCAATGTGGATAGCAATGCACTACCACCTTCGGCCTGCGATACCACCTCAGACTTGTTTAGCACAACACCAACAAGTGGTCTGAATCCTTCAAACTCCTTAGCGGAATAGAATGTGATATCGCCGTAGTAGTTTCTTGTCTTCACGGTGCTACTGTTCACAAGTGCAAACACTGGCAACGATGTTGTCGTGGCATATTCAGCGGCACTATAACCAACTGCACCCTTGATCCAAACATCTTCCTGCTTTGTTAGAAAGTAAGCTGTACCCGCGTATGCGTCCGAGCTAGAAGATGAACCGACGAAGCCACTGTTTTCAATCTTGGATATATTGCCAGCAATACCAGCTGTGTTATTCTCAACGGTTGTCTGATAGCCAAATGATAGCCCACTGATACGGAATGAACCGCTTGTTTTCGCATAACCCAAGCTAGGCGTAGCCCATGCACCATCTTTAGTTGATAGAGCATCGACCAAGAATGGATTGAAATTACGAACCGCAATTGAATCCTTTAGAGATACGCCAGACACAGATGCAGTCTGCGCTACTGGTTGACCGATTGTTATAGTAGCACCATTTTGCGTTGTTGTCAATGGTGTTCCGTTAGTTGTGACAGTAGTGCCATCGCTATATGTTTCTACCGCATGTGGTGTTGTCACTGTGGTAATGGTATATGGGCGCGTTGTCACTGGCGTTGTGGTGCGTGTTATCGCAATCCACTGACCAGAATTTACCCTCGCATTAGCAACATTATAAGCAACAACAGATGTTCCATATGCGGTTGAGGATGTTGCTGTTGATGGTGCGTTGGCTGTACTAACAAGAGTGACAGGTGGTGGTGTTGGATTACCTGCAGCTGCTCCTTGTGATGGAGTTGCTAATGTGGTAAAGCCAACAGATGATGGAATTGTACACTGGTCAGGTGAGATGCTTACAGTTGAGCAAGCGCCGCCATATACGCCAAGCTGAATAGAACTACCGTTAGAAGTGTTATTCCCAGAGACTTCAAAAGCAATAGTGTAAGTGGTGCCAGCTGTAAGAGCCACACCTTGGTAAATGCCATCAAACGACCCAACAGCGCCGTCATACCATACGCCACCATGAGCACCCCCAATATCAGTCCAAGTGCCAGCGGCAGCAGGATATGTTCCATTTTGATACCAAACTCCCCAGTTTGTTGGGGCTTGCATGTTAGAAACACCATTGTTGGTTGTTACGCTAAAACGACCACCTGTAGTGAATGTTCCGTTAGTTAGAAGATTTGTGGTTGAACCAGCAGCGGTCAAAGTAACATTGTCAAATGTCCAGAATGCTGGATCTTCGCGAAAGGCAAAACCTACAAAGTTTGCTCCAGTTGTTGATGGAGTAAACGTGTAGGTAAATGGTTGCCATGTGTTTCTTGTGTTGCCTGTTACCGTACCAAGCGAACCTGATGGTAGCGTTTGTGCATATGGTGCTGTAATTGCCGCACACAATATTGCAGCGGCTGCTAGTAATCTTTTCATTTTTGCTCCTATGTTGCATGAAACAAACCTGTCATCAATACAACATAGTAAACAGAAATGGCGGAAGCGGTAGGATTCGAACCCACGGTACCCTTTCAGGCACGCTAGTTTTCAAGACTAGAGCAATAAACCAGACTCTGCCACACTTCCGTTATAAGCAAGGGTGCGTATCTCCTACGCTTGCCTGCTGCCCCTTTACAGCTCCCTCAAACGAAGGATTCTCTGGTTAGTGAGAACCCATGAGGCGAGAACTTTTCGGATCGTAGCGGAACCACCCGCAGTCGATTTGTTCCAACTAAAGTTTCTCGGTTCATTCTGGCACCGGTGCTAGGAGTTGAACCCAGGCCCTCAGTTTTGGAGACTGATGTGCTACCGTAACACTTCACCGATATTTAGTCTATTTATATGGCGGAGAGTGTGAGATTCGAACTCACGGAACCGGTTAGGGTTCGCTCATTTAGCAAACGAGTGCTTTAGGCCACTCAGCCAACTCTCCAAAGTCTATTCACAAAATCTAGTAGCAACTGGTGATGTTTACCATCGTGCCAATATCCATCAAGATACTGATAAGGGCTCTCATACCAAAATTCCTCGCTCTCAGGATGGCAACCAATCAAACCAAGATTGCCTTGAATGATTGCCATCGGTTCATCGTTAGCATATTTGGCAATAGTATCATATTTTCCAGTGCCTGTAAAGACACAACCGTCATAGAAGAACATCTTTTCTTTTTGACCAAGCCATTCAATATCAGCGACCGTGCCATAACTTCGGCGTATCTCAGCAGTCGGCCGCTTGATATATTGAACCGCATCTACTTTATCAAGGATGTCAAAATATCTAGAACCAGCCCAATAAGCACCCATGCAAATGCCGATATACCTACCACCTCTATCAAGAAACGCTGCGACTTTGTTAGCTTTAGAACGTGTAAAGAAATCGTGATAACTGTCACTGTCGCCAATGCCGCCAGGGAAAACAATTCCATCCACATCATTTAGCACCTCATCAAGATTATCTTGAACCGTAAACAGCTTCACTTCATATTGCGGAGATAATGCTCGCTCAATTCCATCACAACATTGCCTGGAACATTCAGGATGGTGTTGAAAAAGAGCGAGGCGTTTCATCCGACTAGCAACCTATTCTTTTTTGCTTTCTTCGCATATTCTTCTAGAAGTGTGAAGTCTGCATTTACAATAGCCACATGTTCCTCTACGTCTGGATTATATGCTTTGAAATTGCCACCATGACCCAACTTGATATGGCAATCTTTATCGCCATCCATGCATAGCGTGATTAGGTTTGTTGGTTCTAATTCTAATTCTGGGAATAGGTGAAATGGTTTTTTATGGTGAACATTAAGATTCAAACCGCCGCCACATGCAGCACAAGCTGGTTCAAGTTTTAAATGATTATGCTGTACAGTTGACCAATGTGGTGATCGAGCAACTCCATGACCAACATGTTTATCGCGTATATCTTCTTTATATAAATCTTTTGGTTTTCTTGGCATTATACCTCCGTTGTTACGGATGTATTTATAATGGTGCCGTCTCTTGGTTACGCTCCAAGCTCTCCAGCTCTTCAGGCAGGCGCTTTCACTAGATTAGCTTAGACGGCATGTATATAGTTGGTAAGAGCGAACCTTACCATGCAGTACCACCACACTCGCTTTGTGACCGTGAACCTTGGATTTCAAGCCCTAGGTAATCCAAACGCTGCGAGACTATATTGGATGCAGAGGACGGAATTGCACCGCCGACCTTTTGGGTATGAACCAAACGAGCTACTACTGCTCCACTCTGCTTCAATTGGTGCCGAAAACTGGACTTGAACCAGTGACAATACCCGTATGAAGGGTGCGCTCTACCAACTGAGCTACATCGGCAAACTGTTCCCACCGTTAATTGGCTCCATAAGCGCCACGGGTTTGTTTTACATCGGCTGCCGCACGGTGGGCACACGATCCGATGGTAGTGGTGGGTGAGGTAGGAGTCGAACCTACATTGTTTACCACATAGGGACCGGATTTACAGTCCGGAGATGCACACGCCATAGCATCAACTCACCCAATTCTTTTATACTTGAACCCAGACTTGACCTTCAAGCCACGCTACGACCTCGTCGCGCACGGCTTTTACATCGTCTGGCTTCATAAACTTTTCAATTTTTCCATGCTCATATTTGATGACCATTGAAACAATACGAGGCAAAATATACGTCTTGAACGTACCATTATCTTTACGACAATGTTCTACCGTTTTGTAAATTCGCCCTTCTATGTATGCGCGAGCGAGAAGAGTAGCACGAGCTTCATTGCGAACATCAAAACGACGATGGCTATTCAATGACTTCCACATAAAACGAACTTTAGTCTCGTCCTTTTGGTGTGTCTTGAGCCATTCAATCTGGCGCTTGAGTTTCTGTTCCTCGAACCGAATGACGCCAGCTTCCAATGCGAGATGTTTAGACTTGATCTTTAACTTGATAGACATGTTGGTTTCCTTATTGATGTTAACATTATACGATAGTGATTATTCAAAGTCAATAAGAAAATTCATGGGGGACGAAAAACCTACAGAAAAAATACCTTCATGTTATTACTCCATTATCAGTTGGTGATCCTAACGGGACTTGAACCCGTATTCGATGTTTTAGAGACACCCGCATAGCCAGTCATGCTCTAGGATCTATTTATATTGGCACTACCTCCAAGATTCGAACTTGAACTCCGGCGTCCACAACACCGGGTGCTTACCAATTACACTAAGGTAGCATAGTGCTTCTGAATAAGATTCATATTTGTTGTCACTGCCACACGATCTTTATCGGTTTGATTGTGCGACACTTGATGAACTAGCCACCCAGGAAACATAATCATCTGTCCAGCTTTTGGCTTATAGTTGAACACATTATAATGTTCAGGATTAAGACTAATCCAACCTAACGTCGATCTAGGATCGAGTAGTCGAATGATCCCACCTTTATCTCCTACATCCACATAATAAGTGGCTGCAATCGTAGTCATTCGATGACTATGAAATCTATATTCTTGCCCATATTTACAAAAATTAATCCACCCTCTAGCATGTCTAAAGAAATCTGGTTTATATTCCATCTCAAAAAATTCAGTTGCATATTTGGCAGCAGATTCCAAAAAGAAATCATGAAGAATATTTATACCTTCATTATATCTATGACTCCAGATATTTCTGTCTTGTGAATACTCAAAAGTATCTGAACCATTTTGCTCAGCAACACCTTTGAGATTGCCATCTAAAATAATTTTATTGATTCTTTCAAAATCCGGCAAATCAAAAATTGCTACTGGTGTTGAAAACAAATTGAATTTCTGCATGATATACCTTTAAATTGGTGCCCATAGTAGGACTCGAACCTACAACATTCGGAGTTTGAAACCGACGCCTCTTCCAATTGGACTATACGGGCCTGTTATTCCACGGATTCATACTAATTGCAAATCGTGTGCCTGTGTAATCATACACAGCATGGTAAATGTCCGAAGAGAACATAACCAATCTATTTGTCTTAGGTGTGCATCGAAAACTCTCGGACGTGAAATCGCCACCTTGCATGTTTTCAATGTGTGCATAGTACACGATGCTCACAGCAGGAAATATCAGTTCCTGCGTTCGCTTATATATGTATTCATCATGGTCAAAATGCCAACCAACGGCTTTTTGATTGACCCACATTTCATAACCAGTTGTCTGCGATAGATCAAAATGTTCCTTCGCGATTTCAAGGATCTTTTCATGCAATGCGCTAACGCCGTAATCGTACCAACGCTGTGGCATTGGCGGACCATAATCAAACGCTTTCAACTGCTCTACTATAGCAGGATCAAACACATTGTCAAGCACGATCATCTTTTGCATAATATATCCTTAGATTGGTGCCCCTGGAGAGATTCGAACTCCCACCACCCGGAACCTAAATCCGGTGCCTCTACCAGTTGGACTACAGGGGCAAACTTTGGCGATCCTGAAGGGAATCGAACCCTCCTCAACCCTTAGACAGAGGGTCAGCCTCACCAGATGCTTACAGGATCAAATTTCGGTACTGGTT